CGACTTGCGCTATGCCAACCTGCGCCACGCCAACCTGTGCGGTGCCGACTTGCGCTATGCCAACCTGAGCTATGCCCACCTGCATGGTGCCGACTTGCGCTACGCCGACCTGTGCGGTGCCAACCTGAGCGATGCCAACCATGTAAAACTCAGCATCGCCAAAACCAGCATCCTTCCGGACGAAAGCGACATCATCGGCTGGAAAAAAGCATACGTAGACGACACAATGCCACCGAGACCAGTCATCGTAAAGCTCCTCATTCCGGCCGACGCGCAACGCTCCAACGCCACGGGGCGCAAATGCCGCGCCAGCACAGCGCGAGTGCTCGACCTGCAAGACAAGCAAGGCAACAGCCTCCCACCGGACACCACGGCATACAGCGGATACGACACAGACTTCACGTACAAAAAAGGCGAAACCATCCACGTCGAAGACTTCGACACCAACCGGTGGAACGAATGCGCCACCGGCATCCACTTCTTCATCACCCGCATCGAAGCAGTCGCATACTAGGGAGACTCCAAATGAACAATGAAATCCAACAGTTCTATTTCAATGGCGCTGCATTGCGCACCTTGACCGACAAGACGGGGGAGCCCTGGTTCGTCGCCAAGGACGTATGCGACATCCTCGGCCACTCAAACGTGAGCATGGCGCTTGATCGTCTCGATGATGACGAACGGTCTAAGTTCAACTTAGGGCGTCAGGGTGAGACAAACATTGTCAACGAAGCCGGCCTCTACGTGCTCGTGCTTGGCTCCCGCAAGCCGGAAGCTCACGAGTTCAAACGGTGGGTGACGCATGAGGTGCTTCCCCAGATTCGCAGGACCGGCGGCTACATTCCCACCACGGACGTGGATGATGACATGACCATCCTGGCGAAGGCCGTGATGATCGGCCAACGCACCATGGAGGAGCAGAAGCGTCGCATCGCCGCGCAGGAATCACACATCAATGAATTGGAGCCGAAAGCCCGATTCGCGGACGCGGTGGCTGCGTCCGACGGCACGTGCCTTGTCGGCGAATTGGCGAAGATGCTGCGCCAGAATGGCTTGAACATCGGCCAGAATCGGCTTTTTCAGCTTCTTCGCGATGATTGGTTCTTCGGCAAGTCCGGCTCGAACCGCAACGTGCCGACGCAGAAGGCGATGGACTTGGGCTTGCTCCGCATCAAGGAGACGGCGGTGACGCATTCGGACGGCCACGTGACCATCAGCCGCACACCAAAGGTCACAGGCAAGGGACAGCGCTATTTCATCGCCCGCTACTGCCCGAAGAAGCCGAATGACTGACCTGCTTCGGCCGGAGGAGTTCGCGGCCATGATCGGCTTGAGTCCCCGCACTCTCGCCAATTGGCGGAGCAATGGCAGGGGGCCGAAGTATCTGAAGCTCGGCCCTGAACCACCAGCTGGCAAGCAGGACAGGCGCCCGGTGCTTTACGAGCGTGACGTGGCCGAGCGTTGGGCCACAGCACACCAGTACACGAGGACGGTGGCCAGATGAAAAACGAAACGTTCATTCCAGTGACACGAGTTAAAAGCCGTCCGAACGTCACAAGCGACGTGAAAGCACGCGTCGACACCGGCAAGCCGACCCTCACGCAGCAAGGAATCGACGTGGACAAGTTCATCAGCGACAACCACGCGCTGATTCAACGCTTAAGGAAAGGAACACATTGAAACACGAATATGCCGCCGACGAGCTTCGAGAGCTCAAAAGCATTTACGACGAGTCCGGCGAAGCGGGATTGAGCCGTGACGAAATGCGGGCCCTGCGCAAGGACGGACTCGTCACACAAGACCTACCGCCAGAGCCGAAGAAGCCGCATGAGGATACTCTGGCCGACTATCAGGCCGTCAGCAAGCCCACGGCGGAACCGTCGAAACGGGCCCTCATACTCGCGCACTGCAGAAACCGCATCGACCAAGGCCAACCGTTCGACGGCAAGGAAACCGCCGAAGCGCTCGGCATAAGCCAGAAAACAGCCGGCAACATCATCGGCCAACTCCGCAAGGTAGGACTGCTACCGGCATTCGACCAGCATTCCTCCCGCAAAACACGCAAAACCACCACAACCGGAAAGAAGAAAGAAACCATGGCCACCACAGTCCAGGAACAGCAGGAAGCCAAGCCGGAAGAGCCGCGCACCATCATCGCAAACGCGCTGACCGGCATCTTCGACGCCGTATCAGCCTTGCAGCGCACCGCGTTCCAAGCCAACGACAAGGTGGTTTACGGTTTCGCCACGAAACTGCTCACCGGCGAATTGATGGACATCAAAGCCAACTACAGCAAGGATGTGGCGAAGTGAAGCTCCATTTCGATAGCGAGAGCGGCGTTTTCACCATCAAGCCAGAGTCCAAGGCAGAAATCACCAAGCTCAGGACGTCCGCGTTGGGCATCGCCAATCTGCTGGTCGATTATTTCGACGCCGACATCATCAAAGCAGACATAAACAAGCCAAGCAATCAGCAGGGAGCCTGAAATGAAGCGTATTCCACTCAAGGATACGGAACGCTATCAGATCGAGCGTTTCAAGCAGGGCAAGAAGACGGAACGTCATCTCGCGTGGCTGAAGAGCCGCAAGGCCGGTGTGGGAGGTTCGGACATGAGCACGGTTCTCGGCCTGAACGCTTTCAAAACGCCTTACGAATTGTGGCTTGAGAAGACGGGTCGCGTGGAGCCGGAGGACATTTCGGACAAGTGGGCGATCGTCAAGGGCAATGCCCTGGAAAACGAATTGAGGAAGCGATTCCGCGCCCAGCATCCCGAAATGCTGGTCACGGACGGCACGGACAAGCAATTCATCAGCCGTGAGAAGCCGTACCTGCGTGCCTCTCTCGACGGCATCCTGCAAGGGGAGGACGGCAGCTTCGGAATCCTTGAGATCAAAACGGCGGGTGGTCGTAGAGCGGGGGACTGGCATGACGAGGACGGCAACCTCCGAATCCCGCCATACTACTTGGCTCAAGTCGAATTCTATGCGCTCGTCACAGGCTGGACATGGGGATACGTCTACGCCGCCATCGGAGACGACGAGCCGGTAGAGATACCGTTCAAGGCCGACGTGGAGGATATGGCCGCGATCGACAAGGCCGCCACCGACTTCTGGCATTTCGTCACCACGGGCACGCCACCGCAGTTGACCGGAGGTGACGTGCAGAAGGCATTCCCCGAACCCACGCCGGACATCGTGGACGAAAGCGACGATGACGACCTCTACGACCTGCTCGCCAGATACGAGAGCGCCACCGGAATGCTGAATGACATGAAAGCCACGCAAAAGGAACTGCAGGAGCAGATCATTCTGCGCATCGGCTCGCACACCGGCATCAAGTGCGGGAATTTGCAAGCCACCTACAAGCCGATGACCCGCAAAGAATACACCGTCAAAGCCACCACCTACCGCAAATTCGCGCTCAAAACCATCGAAGACAAGGAGCAATAAAAATGGGAGCAATCGCACAGCAGGCGCAGGGACAGCAGTTACAGCCACTCAATCCGAAGGGCAAGCTCAAGCAGCTTGTGGAGCATTCATGGCCGCAGATCGCACGCGTCATCGGCGGCAACCTCGACAGCGAGGCATTGTTGCAGATGTGCATCAGCAGCATCAACCGCACGCCCGCATTGGCCGACTGCACGCCGGTGAGTGTCCTTTCCTGCTTCATGCAGTGCGCCGCTCTTGGCTTGCGCCCGTCCGACGTGGACGGATTGGGACAGGCGTACATCCTGCCCTATGGCAACAAGAACTATGCCACGGGGGAGAAGCAGGCCACGTTCGTCATCGGCTACAAGGGCATGCTGAAACTGTTGGAGAACAGTGGAATCTACGCGCAGCCGAGAGCCGTCTACGAGGATGACAACATCAAGCTCAAGCTTGACGAAAATGGCGTGCCGACCATCGAATGCCCGGACGAGGTGAACGTGGACGCCGACCACAGCGAGGACAAGCTGAAATTCGTGTACCTCTCCGTCCAGCTGCCGAATGGCGGACGCTACGCCGACTACATGTCGAAACGCGACCTGCTCGAATACCGCGAGAAGTACGCGCCACGTAATCGCAGCCGTCAGATCACCGGCCCGTGGGTGAAGAACTTCGTGGAGATGGCGAAGAAGACCATCATCCGCCGCAGTTTCAAATATCTGCCGGTCAGCATCGAGGCGAAGAAGGCCGCGAGCGTGGACGAGACCACACCGGATTACAGCGACGTGTTCCAGCCGGTAATCACCGATTCGACTGATGACGTGACCGCCGAGGTCATGGACACCGACACTGAGGCCGATTCGGAAGCAAAGGATGGTGAGTGATGGCCGGAGAAACCGTAATCACCGTGGTGGGCAACCTCACCGCAGATCCTGAGATGCGCACGACCAGTAATGGTTCCACGGTGGCGAATTTCAGCATCGCGGCCACGCCGAGAGTGTTCGACAAGCAGTCGAACCAGTGGGAGGACGGTCAGGCGCTGTTCCTCCGCTGTTCGGCCTGGCGTGACCTCGCCTCGCATTGCGTCCAGACGCTCCACAAGGGCATGCGCGTCATCGCCCAGGGCAGGCTGCAGCAGCGCTCCTATCAGGCGCAGGACGGTTCCAACCGTACCGTCATCGAAATGACCGTGGACGAGATAGGACCGTCGCTCCGTTATGCGACGGCGCAGGTGCAGAAGATGCAGTCAGGCGGATACCAGGGCAACGCCAATGGTGGCGGCTATCAGCAGCCGCAGCAGGCACGGCAGCAGTCGCAGGCTCCGGCAGATGACCCGTGGGGCGCTCCGGCTGGAGAGCCTGACTTCTGATGATGCGTGAGTGGATTGAGCCGCCGGACGTGCTGCCGGTATGTCCCAAACATGGGTGCGCGCTGTATCCGGCGCGCCCCATCCCATGCCCAATATGCGAGGAAGAAGCCGAGGAAGAGGAGGAATGATGATGCAGGAATTCGTCGTGGACATTCCACGGGACGAATGGTGGACGCAAAACCGGCGCGGCCACTGGCGGGTGAAATTCGCGCACACAAGCGCAGTCAAACAGCGCGCCATGGCATTCGCCAGATTCTGGCTCCAAAACGGCCACCACCGTCCACAACACTTCCCAGTGCACGTCACCGCGACCATCCACCCATTGACCCACGGGCGCTTCGACCCGGAGAACGCGGCGCCCATGGTCAAAGCCATCCTTGACGCGCTCACCGATACCGGCTTCTGGCCCGACGATGACTCAAAACACATCATCGGCCCCGACTACCGAGGTGGAGAACCAAGCATCCGAAAAGGCTGGTACCGAATCACAATCCGAATCGAAGAGGAAGAACACTAATCATGGCGACGAACGTGAGTGAAAAAGACAAAGCATTGCAGGAAGTCATCGACTGGTGCGAGCAGCGTGAGATCGAAGGTCTGCGGCTTGCAAACGCTCTTCTGATGCAGCGTGACATAGCCGCATACGGTGTCGTGAAGGGACAAATCAACGCATACGAAAAGACAGCCGACCACTGCCGTCACATGCTCGGCTACAGCGGCTCCATGCCGTCCTGTCTCAACTATGAAGACATCGATGACAGCAGCCCGGACCTTCAGCCACAGGTTGGCGACTACGGTGTGGCAGTCCGCGAGAACGCTCACGGTCAGGAGGAAATACCCTTCCACATCGAACAGGAGGAGCATACCGGACTGCCGGTCGCACTCCTGAACACACGACTGTATGCGAAACCGGAAGACGACATCGACGACGGACAGTACGTGAGCCTGTTCCAGCTCTATTTGGACGGCTTTATGTTGAGTCGGACGGGCCGAAAGCGGAACAAAGACGCGGAGGCATAGTCATGTGGTTCAAACGCAAATACAACGAATATGGGTGTCCAATGTGCGGCAGACTACCTGTCATCAAAGAAGGAGAAACAGAGAAATACCATGAAACCATCGAAGCCGTGAAAACAATAACCATATACCGGCTTCAATGCCCCCGAAACCACCTTTCTACAAACTGGTACAGCGACCCTATGAATGCAAGCATCCAGTGGAAACACGTAGTGGACGAATACAAGAGGAAGGACACGAAATGAGCGCGTATCAGCCTGTTCTTGACCCCGCCTGCGGCGGCCGAATGTTCTGGTTCGACAAGTCGGATGATCGAGTGCTTTTCGGTGATGTGCGTGATGAAAGCTGGGAATTGTGTGACGGGCGTAGATTCGATGTCAAGCCGGACATGCTGATGGACTACCGCGACCTGCCGTTCCCCGACGGGACGTTCCGCATGGTGGTGCTCGACCCGCCCCACCTGCGCAATGCGGGGGAAACGAGCTACATGGCGCAGAAATACGGTTGCCTCGACCAAGAGACGTGGAAAGCTGACCTCAAGACCATGTTCAGCGAGTGCTTCCGCGTCCTGAAAGAGCACGGAGTGTTGATTTTCAAATGGAATGAGACGCAGATACCCGTATCGCAGATTCTCAAGCTCACAGCGCACAAGCCGCTCTTCGGCAACAAGCAGCCGAACCGCACGGGAACACACTGGATTGTCTTCATGAAGGAGGACGCGAAATGAATAAACGGTACAAGGTTTGTCCACTTTTTTGGAGTGATTACGGCGATGAGCGCACCTTGATGAATATGGGTGTGTTTGAAGAGTTGCTGAACGAGGGTTGGAAGATTCTGCGGGTGGATATCATGCCACCAACGGAATTGAGTAATAACGCCGTTACCGCGACGAACGTCTACATCCTTGAGAGGGAGGCTAATGATGATTAGTCAATACGACAAGGACATGTGTTGCCTGTATATCGCTGAGGGGATGAACTACATCTGGCAACAACGAGAGAACCAAGAGCTTTCCCGAATACTTGAATCATTGGCCGATAGGAAGCTCATGAAGCGTGTCCATGGCGGGTATGCGATCACACTCAAGGGCCTGTTGGCAGTCAAGGCGTGGAGACTTCACCTGTTCCTGTTCCATCACCACGATGAATACAAGTACTTCAGGAGGAAGAAATGAGCAGGGCTGAGACCACCGCCATGCTGTCCAAGCTGGTGGAGAAGAGGTTGAGGAATCAGACCGCTTTTTGGGCGAGCGAGGTCAATTTCGACCGTAACACGCCCGACGAAAGGCGCGTGGACTACGTGGGCTTCAAGCCCTGGAACATCAACGGTGAGCCGGTGCCCGCAAGCGTCGAGAAAGGCTGCTTCGAGTTCTACGAGGTCAAGTCATGCATGGCTGACTTCACTAGCGGCAACGGACTGACGTTCTACGGCGATCAGAACTATCTGGTCTGCACGAAGGAACTGTGTGACGAGATCGTATGGCAGAAGATGGTGCCGCCGCGAGTGAACGCGATCCTGACACCGGATTCGACCGGCTCGAAACTGATTCTCGACTATGTGCAGTCCTACAACGACCTGTCATACAGGAGGCGTCCGGCAAGCGAAATCCTGTGGGCCATGGTCAAAGCTAACGGAAAGAGGACTAATTGAGCATCATGCTTGACGAGGCCAACGCTTACGAGCGTGGCATGGATGATGATTTGACTTTTCAGACGGTTCGTGAGCTTGCCGGTACAGCGTACATGGCCGGACGTTCCGCTCCACCAACCGACGCCGAGGTGGAGGCCGTGGCGAAACGGCTCTGCTGGAACAGCTACGAATGGGATGGCATCGAAAGCGACTATGTGGCGAAGGACGAAGACGATGCATGGGATTACGCCGGTGAGATTCCCGGCTTCCAGAAGGAATATATCAGACAGGCCAAGGAAATGCTCGAAATCGCACAGAAGGCGGTAAGCGAATGAGCAAGGCAATCCGATATGTCGAGTGCGCCCACTGCGGTGAGACGGTGGGCAGCTATTACGCCACCTGCCCTTACTGCGGGTACCGGCTGGTGGACGCGAAGCAAGCCGTAATGGACGGCATGTCATGGTGACGCTCGACCCGCCACCGGACTTGGTGGAGATCGCCGAAGCCTTGGATGCGATGGCGAAACCACACGTGGGAAGCGGCTGGGCGAACACCAACTACACCGGCCTGCCCTGCACCACGCCACGGCAGGAGGCCATCTGGATGGAATTCAACGGCATCACAAGAGGGGAGGATTGATGGCAAGGCGTGGATACGTGCAGCTCGTGAACGGCTTCTACGACAACGACAAGGTGCGCGACCTGGTGCGTGCCGGACATGTCGATGCCGTTGGAGTGTTCTGCATGGCGTTGTCGTTGTGCGGGGACAGGCTCACGGACGGGTTCGTGCCACGCCGTGCCATGCTGGCGAATCTCGGTGCGACCGAAGAGCAGGTCAGGGCTTTGGTGGACGAGGGCATGTTGGAGGAGGTTGACGGCGGTTGGCTGATTCACGATTATCTCGTCCACAACCGGAGCAAGGAGCAGGTGTTGCACGCTCGCGTGAAAAGCGCCGAACGTGTCGCTAAGCATCGTTCAGACCAGAATGTAACGGCGTTACATCGGAACTGTAACGGTGTTACATCGGGACAAACACCAGAACACCAGAACACCAGAACCCAAAAGAAGGAGAAAGAAGAATATTCTTCTTCTTTCTCCAAAGAAATCGGGGTCAGCGACTTCGAGCTGGTCAGGGAGAAGGCCCACGCCAACGCCGATATCATCCGTGATTATCCGAATCTCGACCTGTCGGACGCGTGGAATGCCTTCGCCGCTCGCCACTACGGCGAGACACGCACCGTCAACGACTGGTGCCGCCTATGGAAGGGCTGGAGCCAGCGACGCGCACGCATGAGCGGCATACCACCCTCGAAACCACACAAGCACACGTGGCAATGCGAACACGTGCTCCAAGCGCTCGGACGCGACAAGGAAACCGCCACACCAGACCAACAAGCCTGCCAGATGGCGAAACAACTCAACAAGGAGGAATCATGAAACACGACGAACCGGTAACCATGTGCAGCTTGGAATCGGAAACAATGTACAGCCTGGAATGGTTGAGACACGAGCGCCGCAAGGCATGGCAGGAAGGCTACGCGGCCGGCTGGAAAGACCAGGAATGCGATTTCCCGCAATATACAAGCGAAAACCCATACAAGGAGACCAACAAAATCGAAAAGGACGGTGAATGATGGGCGGATTGGACAAGGTTGAGAAAATTATTATTGGCGCACTGGTGGTATTAGTCGCCGCAATGCTCTCGCTGGCGGGAATATGCATCTACGCGTCTTGGTATGCGGGCACGCATCCCGATTACGGCATGACGACGGTCAAGACCGGCGACGTGACATGGGTCTGCCTGACCGAACATGGCAAGACCATCGGCTGCGACACCGTGGAGGAATACAAATGAAGAAAATGCTCGAAGACATGATCATCAAGTGGCATCAGGCCGGTTACGCGCTTGACGAGATCGCGCCGCTCGTGCCGCAAGTCCCGAAAGCGGAAGTCGCCGCGATCATCCACCAGCACGACAATGAGGCCAGACTTTGACCGACTGCCAGCACTGCCACAAGCCCATGAAACCGATCGCAGCGAATCTACTCTGCGCCAGCTGCCGAGAAAACTACTGGCAGCTCATCCGCCAACTCGGACACGTCCAACTGCCCGCCCTGCGAAGCATCATGCTCAAACAGGCCCACATCGGACCCACAGGCCACACGCCAAACAAAGGCAACGCGCCAATGCCAATCGACACGAGAGCGCAAGCCCTCATCACCGACTCCGAAGCATGGCTCGCCGAACAAGCGGGCAAAATCAGATCCGCATACGCAGGATACGCATGGAGGAAAGCATGGTATGCCATCATAAGCAACCGGCACACCATATTGGACATGCCAACCGCAGCAGACGATTACGCAGCCCTGGAACACATCAGCCGACGCAACGAGACGGCCTTGACCCCAGAAGAGGCAATGGTCATCATCGGCACATGCCCACAATGCGGCCACCAAGCCACCAGCACGCCACAGGCCGACGAATGGACATGCCCGCACTGCAAATGGCAAGGCGGAGTCCAAGCCATCAAAGCCACCCGCGACAACAAACTCTGGCAACTCGAATACACCGGAAAACCAGTCGAAGTCGCAAGATACCTCTCCAAAATGGACATCCACTGCACAAGCGACCAGATCCGCCAATGGCTCACCAGAGGCAAACTCCACGCCACGCCGACAAAACACAAAGGAGAGTACGTGTTCAACCTCGGAGAAATAACCGCCATGCTTGACTGTCACAATTAAAATGCTATACTGTCGTACAGTAGTAAAATGGTTCAGCCTGAAAGGGTTGGACCATTATTCATATCAGCTTCGGTAGCTCAGTGGCAGAGCACAAGGGATAGCACAGATACCAGAGGACGGATACCTTACCGGCCATGGCTTCCATGATTCTTTGAATGCCCGTGATAAGAGACAGTGCCCCTCATCGACGTGGGTTCGACTCCCACCCGAAGCACCAAAGGCGGTGAATCAATGCCAGGAAGAACGCGCAAGACAAGCCGCCAATTCGAAAAAGACAAGGCCGCATTCTTCAACCAATGCAAGGCACAGCATGCGGTCTGCTGGTTGTGTGGCATGCCAATCGACTACAACGCAGTCAAGAACACCACAGATGACTCATTCAACCTAGATCACATGTTCCCAGTCAGCAAGCACCCCGAACTCCAATTCGACCCAGCAGGCTTCAAACCATCACACACCAGCTGCAACCGCTTGAGAGGCAACCAAGATCCGCCAGCGCCAATCGGAACACTAAGCAGGCAATGGATTAAGACAGCATGAGCAAGGAGACAGCAATGCAACAGCCAGTCAACCTAACGCTCACCGCAGAAATTAACGACAAGACATTCCCAATCAGCAGCTTCACGGTCAACATTCCAGTGCACGTCAACAGAACATACCGCTACGAGGTCATCGACTCCGAGCGTGCCATCGCCAAGCTGATGCCACCAAGCACAAACGAACTCATCAAACGCTTCAAAAACGCAATCAACGCATTCCAAACAGCATTCGAAACCGACCCAAACGGGGTAGGGGCGGTGAAATCGTAAAACCAACGCGATGGTGCAAGACGTCCCGCGTGGTTGGTCTTCCTCTCCCCGATAAGTGAAATTGTTGGCGGGTCGCGCGCGATGGCAGATTAGGGGGTGTTTTCGATGAGTGCGAAGTTTCCGAGTCGGAATGTGGCGGAGGCGTTGGAGCGTTCGTTGAAGAACGCTGACCTCAAGGCTGTGAATTCTGCTGTTGTCGCTGCGGCTCGCGTGTTGGCTGAGCGTATCGATTATCTGACGTTCTCCGGTTTTGTCGATGAGAACGGCAAGCTCGACAACGTGTCGCTGCCGACGTTCCTGAAGTATTGCCAGAGTCTCGGCCTTACGGTGGATGCTCCGGCTAAGGTTGGTCGGCCTGCGAAGCCGAAGGTTGAATCGAAGCCGGAGGCGCGTAAGAGCGACAAGGTTGTGCAGATGGAAGATTTCATGAAGCGTTTCGGCTAGGAGGCGTTCGATGGTGTCGGAAGATTTGAGTGTTTTCGGTGCCATCGATGATGAGAAGCATGGCGTGACCCTGCCGCGTATTTATACTCCGCCGCTTCGCCCATTGGACAAGAACACTTCTAATGGCTTCGCTGTGATCGCGTTCGCCGAGATCATGCTTCACGTGCATCTCTATCCGTGGCAGTGCTGGCTGCTGGTCCATGCCTTGGAATTGCTTGAGGATGGCAGCTATCGCTTCCGCAAGGTGATTGTGCTTGTGGCCCGACAGAATGGCAAGACCACGCTGATGGGTGTGCTTGCCGCGTGGTGGCTGTTCGTGGACTCCAACAAGCATCCGGACAGGGTTCCGCCCGTGAAATTTCTGGTGGTCGGTGCGGCGCAGACGTTGGACAATGCGAAGGGTCCTTACAATCAGGTCAAGGAGTGGTGCAATCCTCAGCCTTCGACTGATGAGGAAGCGGATCTGGTGATTCCGGATCTTGCCGCGATGACGCAGAAATTCGTCAACACTAACGGCGAGGAAGCGATCATCACCCGCTCGAAAGCCCGGTATATCGTCCGCGCCGATAAGAATATTCGCGCGAAGAGCGCCGCCCGTGTGGTGTTCGACGAGTTGCGTGAACAGCATACGGACGATGGCTGGAATGCAGTCAGCCAGACCACGAAGGCCGTATGGTCGAGCCAGTTGTGGGGCATTTCGAACGCTGGCGACTATAGGTCTGTGGCGTTGCGCAAGCAGGTGGACAAGGGGCGAAAGCTTGTTGACGAGTGGACGCGCCTGAGCGCCGACGGTGGCAATCCGGCCGACGTGTTCCTGTCCGGCGAGCAGGACGGCAGCTTCGGATATTTCGAGTGGAGTGCGCCTGACAAGTGTTCGGTGGATGATGCCGATGCTATTCGCCAGGCGAATCCGTCGCTCGGCTATGGGCCGATGACCGTCATGTCGGTTCGGTCCGATATCGACGGCATGACCGAGGCCGCGTTCCGTACGGAAGTCCTGTGCCAGTGGGTCACGGCTGACATCATTCCTTTCATCAATCCGAAAATGTGGGCCAGCGGCATCGACTCGCGTTCCACGATTCCGAATGAGAATCGTGTCGTGCTGTCCGTGGACACGTCGGCCGACCGTAAGACCACGTATGTGGCCGCTGCCGGAATGCGTGCGGACGGTTTGCCGCACGTGGAGTTGATCGCGCGTCGTGACGGCATGCTGTGGGTGCCGCATTATCTTGACCTTTTGCAGGAGCGTTGGCCGCATGTCACGGAGATCGCCGTGCAGGGCAAGGGCTGTCCTGCCGTGGATTTCATCGACCCTTTGATCGAAAAAGGATGGACGGTGCATCTCATCGAAGGCTTCCGGTTGGGCGCGTGCTGCGGTCGTTTCCATGATCGTGTGCGTGAGGGCAAGCTACGGCATTTGCCGCAGCCCGCCATCGAACAGCAGGTTTCCGTGGCCGTGTCCCGGCGTCTTGGCGAAGTCGAGGTGTGGGACCGCACCAAGTCCGCATTGCAGATTTCCGGCTTGGTTGCCGAATCGCAGGCATTGTACGCGCTGGAGACCATGCAGGCCGTGGATGCCGAACCGGCGAAGGCTTCCGCCTATTCGGGGCATGGATTGATGATTCTTTGATTTTTGAAGCGATTGGAGGTGCCTTATGGGCCTTTGGAGCGCCTTGAGGAACGTTTTCCAGCCGCGCTACAGCATTTCCTTTGATTTGTCTGACCAGATGGCCGTGATTCAGGGTCAGACGGAGGCCGAGCTTTTCAAGACACAGCCGCATTTGCGTACCGTGATTACTTTCCTGGCGCGGAATGTCGCTCAGGTCGGCTTGAAGGAATTCGAGCGTGTCAGCGACACGGACAGGCAGCGTGTGACCGATGACGTGCTGATAAATCTGCTGAAGCAGCCGAACGGCACGATGACGGGCTATGAGTTGATGCGTCAGCTTGTGGCTGACTTGGCGCTTTACGATAACGCCTACTGGGTGGTCATGCAGACGCCTGATCGGGATGCCGACAAGTTCGGCAGCTGGCAGATTCAGCCGATTCCGCCATGCTGGGTGCAGGCGAAGCGTGATGGCAGTGTGTTCCAGCCGGCCTATTATCGCGTTTATCCTAATTTGGGCACGTCATACTATGATGTGCCGGCCGATGACATGCTTGTGTTCCACGGGTGGAATCCGGACGACCCGACGCAGGGCGTTACTCCCGTGAGGGCCTTGAAGGACATTATCAACGAGCAGATTCAGGCATGGTCGTATCGCACTCAGGTGTGGAAGCGCGGCGGCCGTATCGGCAGCGTGCTGGTGCGTCCGAAGGATGCGCCGGAATGGAATGACGCCGACCGTGAGCGTTTCATGCGCGGGTGGAAGGAATTCACCGACAGGGGAGCGCAGGCCGGTGCCACGCCGCTGCTTGAGGATGGCATGGAGTTGAAGCGTTTGGGCTTCAATGCTCGTGAGGAGGAATTCAGCGAGGTCACGAAGCTGTCGCTGTCCACCGTCGCAAGCGTCTACCATGTCTCGCCTGTCATGGTCGGCATCCTTGATAACGCGAATTTCTCGAATACCAAGGAATTCCGCAAGATGCTGTATTCCGAGACGCTGGGGCCGACCATGCGCATGATCGAGGACAGGATAAACACGTTCCTCGCTCCGAAGGTAGGTGCGCCGGACGCGAATTACATCGAATTCGACATCCGCAGCAAGCTTTCCGGCGATTTCGAGGAGCAGGCCAGTGTGATGAGCACTTCGGTGGGCGCTCCGTGGATTACGCCAAATGAGGCGCGCGCCAGCCAGAATCTGCCGCGCGTCGATGGCGGTGACGAACTGGTTGTGCCGCTCAATGTCACCAAGGGCGGCCAGTCAAGTCCGCAGGATGGAGGTGACCCGTCGCGTCCAGCCGACGGTTCGGCCATTGAATCGGATGACGGCGAGAAAACAGCCGTCATCGTCAATGCTTGGCATGACCGCCTGGAGAAGAGCGTCAGATCACGTTTCGGCGCCGGTATGGGCGTCGATGACATCAAATGGCTCAAATGGCAGAACGAACTGCAGGCCGACCTGACCATCAAGGCCGGTTTGGGGCAATTCGATGCCGGTGTGAGGGCATTGCAGGAGACGGAGGACATGCGAACGCATTTCAAGGAGGTGCATGATGCACTTTAAGGATTTCGATTGCCGATTCAAGGCAGACGGCGAGGACGCGGCGCTCAAGGACGGCGAATTCATCGCCTACCCTTCCACTTTCACCCGCGAACCCGACTGTTACGGTGACGTGGTGGCGAACGGCGCGTTCGACAAGACGATCAAGGCATGGCAGGACAGCGGCAACACGCTGCCGGTATTGTATGGGCATCGTATGGATGACCCCGATTACAACATCGGCGGCGTCGATTCGATGGGCGAGGACGATCACGGCTGGTGGATTAAAGGCCATTTCGACATGGACTCGCCGAAGGCCGCGCAGGTCTACCACCTGATCAAGGAAAAGCGTCTCAGTCAATTGTCCTTCGCGTTCGACGTGATGGACGAGGGCGAGGTGGAGCTCGATGACGGCACCAAAGCCAACGAATTGCGTGAGCTGAGGGTGTATGAGGCGTCCTTCGTGCCTGTCGGCGCGAATCAGGATACGGGCATCGTGGACGTGAAGGACGCGCTGCGCCGGTTGAAGACCGGATGCACCCTCTCACAGAAGAATCTTGGCATTCTCTCGCAGATCGCCGATGACCTGACCGGTCAGGCGAAGAAACTCAAGGATTTCGTGGCTGAGAACACCACTCAGTCCGACAACAACAATGACAATGACCAGAGTGACGATGCGAAGGCATCGGATGCCGGTGCAGCCAAGAACGAGGAGCCCGATGGGGCCAAGTCCGAGGAGCCGGACGGTTTTTCCGAAGCGGAAGCGTTGCAACTCGCAATCAAGATTGCCCAAGTTGGGCGGAAAGGGGAGTGACCGTAATGGCATCTCTCAAGGAAAAGCGAGCCGCGCTTGTCAAGCAGCTCGAAGAAAAGCAGGGTCTGCTGGCCGCTGGCAAGGCTGATGGCGATACCATCGCATTTGTGAAGAGCGCGCTGGCCGAGGTCGAGGGCATCGACCGTCAGCTGGACGGCATGAAGCAGTCCGATGATCTGCTCGCGCAGATCGGCCAGCTCAACGCCAAGACCGGCGTGCAGCATGTTGGTGGCTCCGACGCCATCCACGCCAAGAGTATCGGTGATTATTACGTCAAGTCCATGCAGAATGCTGGCCTTGACGTGAAGTCTGCCATCGCACGCAACTTCGAGGTCGAATACAAGGCAGCGGATGATACTCACGTGGAAGGCGCGCCGTCCGAAGGCTATGCCCCGTATCTGACGCAGATCGACACTCAGCCTGCTCGACCGTATCAGCGTCCGCTGGTCGTGGCCGACCTCTTCGCTTCCGGTGCCGTCAGCGGCAACCTGATCGAATACCCGGAATTCAGCGAGCTTGAAGGCAACGCCTCCACCGTCGCCGAAACCGGAGTAGCCCCGCAGGTCCATTGGAAGGAACCTGTGTGGAAGCAGGACAAGATCAGCACCGTCGCCAGCTTCTTCGCCATCAGCGACAACATGATGGACGATCTCAACTGGATTGTGTCGGAAATCAACAACAACGCGCAGTATGACCTGAAGCTGGCGGAGGAAAACCAACTCCTGTCCGGTGATGGCACTGGTAATAATCTGAAGGGTCTTTTCAATCGTGAGATTCAGACGATGGGCCAGGATGAGCTGTCGGACGCCGACCGTCTGTCCAAGGCCAAGCTGTACATCACGCTGAAAACCAATTATCAGGCTGACGCATTCGTCCTTAATCCGGTCGATTTCTGGAAGCTGACCATCGCCAAGAACGCGGAAGGCTCTTACCTCAACCTGACTAACGGTTCCACTTTGTGGAATGTCCCCGCAATCGCTACCGCCGCCATTGCCGAGGGCACCGCGCTGGTCGGTGCCTTCAAGAGCGCCGAGCTTTTGCGCAAGGGTGGTCTGGTCGTGAAGATGACCGACTCGAATGCCGATGATTTCCTGCACTTCAAGCAGACCTGCCGCATTAGCGAGCGTGTCGGCCTGCAAGTCAAGTATCCGAAGGCCTTTGTGAAGGTCACTCTCGGTAAGGCGGCCTGATCATGACGCAGAAGTATGTGCGCTTCGTCACCCCGAAAGAGGCGAACATCGACAAGACGCAGGATGTGGCGGAGCTTGTGGCGCTTGATGCCAAGGGCAAGCCGGTCACTATCGGCGGTGCCGCCTCTCTTCCGGTGGCGAAGAATGTGTCCAAGGCCGCAGGCGATGCGCCGACCAAGCAGGAATTCGATGCTCTTGTCGATTCTCTGGTGGCCGCTGGCCTGATGGCAGCCAAGTAAGTGATTGGGGGTGCGGCATGACTGCCGTGATTGGTGATCTGATTCCAAGCGCCGACTCTTTCCAAGTCGATGCCGGTTTCAAGATGCATGCCGCTCAGACTGCGATTCGCCGGTATTGCGGCTGGCATGTCGCGCCTTCCGTCACTCGTACGATTCGCTTGGATGGTCACGGCGGTGATTCGCTGCTCTTGCCATCCAAGCATGTGACCGCGCTTTCGAGTCTCAAGCTTGATGGCGTGGAACACGTGCAGGATGCGCGGTACAGCGAGGCCGGGAGCCTCGTGCTGGTCAATGGCGTCACCTTCCCTGATCTGCCGGGGAGTGTGGAAGCGACCATCACTGATGGCTGGGATTTGGAGGATGTGCCGGAAGTGCAGATGATCCTGTTGGACATCGCGTCTCGTGTGATGCAGGTGCCCGGCACGGTCGCCTCCCAAGCCACGAATGGCTCAAGCGTCACCTACCGGTCGGGTTCCGATGGTGGCGTGCCTAACGTGGCGCTTTTCGATTCCGAGAAGCGTACGCTGCAGCCTTACCGCTTGTCGTGGGGGGTGAAGCCGTGACTTCCGCGTTGGATTATCTCGGCCATGGCTCGTCCTTCAGCATGCCGGGCGCCACCAAATGGCGGCGACTGCGTGCGAGGAAGGTCAATGACCCGTATTCCGGCGAGCAGGCTGGCGAGGACTGGTCCAATCCGGAAACTTTGGATTTCACTGGCGCTCTCGCCAGTTCCAGCAGCATGCGCACGCCGGACGGTCTGCGCGAGCAGACCACGAGCGCGGCTTACCTCACGTCTCCAGATCCGACTCTCGACATCATGCCGGGGGACAGGATTCAAGCGTTGCCGGATGACGGCAGGTGTTGGGAGGTGTCCGGCTATCCGTCGCGTGATGCCAATGCTTTCACTTCGTGGCAGCCGACGGTCGAGATTCCACTATCAGAATATCGGGGGTGATGGCTTTTGGGTGTGATGGTCAAATTCAACGATCGATATTTCGATGAGCTGATGAATTCGGCTGGCGTCAAGGCCATGACCCGCAGGACGGCAGAGAAGACGCTCGAATATGCGAAGGCTCACGCTCCAGTGGACACCGGCGCATACCGTGACGGCCTCCAGATCGAGGAGGTCAAGCATGCGCACCGCACCACATGCATGGTGGTCGGCACCGATCCGAAGACCCTGCTCGTGGAATCGCGGACGGGCAACCTCCGCAAGGCGTTGAAGGCAGGCAAGTCATGACCATGGTCCTGCCACCGGATATCGAATTGTGGATCTGCTCTTTCCTACGTGCCAGGCTAAAGCCGTCTTTCCCGACGATCATCGTTTCGAATCGTGAGCCGGACGATTACGACGGCTCACGGCCGCTCGTCGTGGTGCGTGATGATGGTGGCTCGCAATCGGATCGCGTGCTCTTCGACCGGAGCGTCGGCGTGACCGTGCGCTATGGCGCTCGTGCCGCTCCGAAATCCTGCCGTGACTTGGCGGCACGGATCTACGGTCTGCTCACCGACCCCGATATTTGCTCGCTTGATGGTTCTCCGATCGCGGGCATTGATGAGGCTGGGTGCAATGGTCCGTATTTCGTGGCCGAGGACGCGAATATCGCCAGATGCTATCTGGCTCTCGAATTCTCCACTATTGGGGAATCCCGATAATTCAATCTTTTTTAAGGCGTTGAAACCAAGTGTTTCAGCGCCTTTTTTGTTTGAAAGGACAAAATATGGCAGCTGATTCAGCAGGCAATGACCTTAGCGCCGCGAAGATCGTGGTGACAAGCGCCTTCCGTTTCGCACCTTATGATGCGACGCAGAAGCTGACCGCCGATCTCATCGCGCCGACCGTGGCCGACGTGAAGACCGGCTTGGACAAGATTTTCACCAAGGGTGGCTTCGTCGGCCTTATCACCGAGGATGGTGCCCCGCAGGACAGCCGTGACGCCGATGATGCGATCAAATTCCACCAGCCTGGATATTCGATTAATGGCAAGGCGTCGCTGACCGCGCAGTTCACCGTGGCCGAGGATAACGACATCACGCGCCAGATGACCATCGGCAAGCCGGACTCCAGTGGCGTGTATCACGTGACCGATGTGATTCAGGACGGCAAGTGGTTCTGTTATCAGGAGACGGTGTTCAAGAACGGAACGCACCGCCGCCGTCTGGGTGTCGTGAATCTGACCGGCAACGAGCAGGGGCAGGAGACCTCCGGCAAGAACACCGGTGACGCTTGGACCATCGAATGGATTCAGGACGACGCCTGCGATTCCGGCAACAGCAAGTATTTGGAGTCCTTCGTGACTCCGACTGTTTCATCCGGTCCTCATACCGATGGTCATCAGGCTGATGATTCCGAGTCTCAGCCGGTCACCGACTGACGTTGATTCTTCCCAGCATGTGTTTCTTTCTTCCTTTCTTCGCATGTGCTGGGATTCTTCCTCTTCATCCAGTGAAGCAAAGGAATTTTTCATAGTCGTTTGAAAGAAGGAAGCAATGACCAAGAATGTGATGCCCCCCGCCGCCGATTTCGAAGCCTGGACTCAGGAGGATGAGGACAAGGCGCTTGAGACTGTCGCCGCGCAGATGAGGGTGAAGCACCTCATCAAGGACGACGGCGTGTGGTTCCTCGCACCGCACGGCCACATTTACAAGCTGCCTCTGAATCTCAGCATCGATGATTTCGTGCGCCTGTCCGACCTGCAGTCCAACACGGAGCAGATCCAGACGTTGAAGGATATTCTCGCGGCTTTCGCTGGCGAGGATGCGGCCAAGGAGTTGGCGAAGGAGCCGGCAATGGTCCCATTCAACATCCTCAACGATTACGGCGAGCTGCTTGCGAAGATTCAGGGCGTCGAATTGGGAAAATCGTCGGCTTCTGCCAGCTCCTCCAAGGAGACGCCGGCAGTCGAATAAGGGCCGATTTCGCGGCTCGCGGGTGGAGTCTGCAGGCTGATTTGGGCGGCAGACTCCGCTTTGCGGACGCGATCGCCTTGTGGGAGAACCTTTCGGCCGACCCGAACACTTACACCGGCATGACTGCGGTGCATATGGTGCTGCCGATGGATGCGACGGCGATCATTACCGCGATTCAGGCTGGCGGCACGTCGATTCTTGGTGACCTCGCGCCGGAAAAGGCTGGGAAGAAGCATGTCGAGGTGACCGATGAGGAACGTCGTGAGGCGTTGGAGTCGATGAGCAGCATCTTCGGCTTCAAAAAAACAAGTGAATAGAGGAGGCTGTCATGGCTGGCGGCAGTGAGCTGGGTTCCGCGCATGTGAGCATTTTCCCGCAGATGAAGGGCTTCCGCCAGAACGTGGCCAAGGAGACCGGTAAGGCCGTCGGCGACATGAAGACGGCCTTTGGCAAGGGCTTCAATGGAGCGCAGCAGGGCAAGAAGGTCGGCAGCGCTTTCAAGTCCGGTTTCAATAGTGGCGCCGCCGAATTGAATTCCGAAGCTTTGAAGTCCTTCAAAAAGGACGTGGCTCAAGCCTCGCAGAAGAATACTGACGCCTTGCTGAAATTCAATGCGGCTGGCGTGCAGGTGCAGGCCGCACAGGAGAAACTGAACGCCGCCACACAGAAATATGGGGCTGATTCGACTCAGGCTCAGGCTGCGGCCATCAAACTGGAGCAGGCGCAGATCAAGCAAAAAGCGGCCGCCGACAATCTCAAGGCGGCGTCCGACAACCTCAAGACGGCGCAAGGACGGCTCAAGGAGCTTGAGACGCAGTTGGCCGCCGAGGCGGACAAGTCGAAGAACGCGTTCAGCCGTATGGCTTCCGGCTTCACGTCAACCGCCCAGCAGATTGTCGGCAAGATTCCGGGCGTGAACGCGGCGGTGCAGAAGATTAGTTCGACGGCTGGCGAGGTCACGTCCAACATCAAAAGCAAGTTTTCGGCTGCTTGGAATGCTTTGCCGGAGGGTGCGCGTAATGCTGCCGCGAAGGCCGGTAATGCGTTGCATTCGGGTTTGAGCAAGGCTTCCGGGTTCGCGTCGAAGGCGGTGTCCGGCATCGGCAAGGCGGCTAAGGGCATGGCCACCGTCGTGTCCGGCGCCGCTGCCGCCGCTGGCGGATATCTGGTGAATTTCGGCAAGCAGGCCGTGGATGCGGCCCTCAAGGCCGGTGAGGTGACCGCGAAATTCCAGCAGGTCGCCAAGAACAATAACTGGAGTGATGAGGAGCAGAAGTCGCTGCTCAGCCTGAATAAGACGCTTGGCCAGACCGGCGTCATATCCGGTGGCACACTCAAGGCCGCTCAGGCGCAGTTGGGTACTTTCGCGCTGACGGCGGATCAGGTCAAGACGTTGACGCCCGCTTTGGCGGACATGATCGCCAATAACAAGGGTTATAACGCGACTGCGCAGGATGGCGTGCAGATAGCGAATCTGCTCGGCAAGGTCATGACCGGCAGCGCCACGGCACTGTCGAAATATGGCGTGACGATGACCGACGCGCAGAAGAAGGTCTTGCAGGAGGGGTCGGCGTCCGAGAAGGCCGCTATGGCAGCGCAGGTTCTGGAAGCTAATTTCGGTGGCATCAACAAGGCCCTTGCGGAGACTCCGCAGGGCAAGATGACCATACTGCAGCATGAGATCGCCGGGTTGAAGACTTCGGTCGGCAATGATCTCATCGCGGCGTTCGGCGGTGTCGGCGGCGCGGTCATCAAGATGGTGCAGGCCGTCGAACCGCTCATCACCGCGCTGTTTGACAAGATCGCTCAGCTGGCGCAGAAGATCGGCCCGCCGCTGGAGAAAGTGTTCGGAGTGATCGCCGACAAGATCGGCAAAATCGATTTCAATGGCTTCGCGGGCCAATTGTCTGGATTGTCCGGTCCTATCGCCGCCGTGACTGGTCTGCTTGGCGCGGCTGGTCTTGGTGGCGCTTTGAGCGGCTTGAGTGGCGTGCCGGTGATTGGCGGATTGCTGTCGAAGTTCGGCGGCGTCCTGAGTGGTCTTGGTGGTCCTGTCACTTTGGTGATTGGCGCTCTGGCCGGCCTTATCGCCACGAGCCCGCAATTGCGTAGCGAGTTCGGCACGATGCTGCAGAACGTTTTCGTCAGCTTGCAGCAGGCATTCCAAATGTTGCAGCCGTCGATTCAGGCGCTCATGAGCGTTTTGAGTCAATTGGCTGTCGCTGTCATGCCTGTCATCACCAATCTCGTCGGCCAGATCATTCCACTGCTAACACCAATCATTTCCACTTTGGTGGGTGCTTTGGTACCTGCCATTCAGGGCATTCTGACCGTGGTGACCACCGTCATTCAGGCGATCACTCCGGTGATTCAGGGCCTTGAGCCTTTGGTTACGACGGTGGTGCAGGCGATTACCAGCGTGATTCAGGCGCTCATGCCGGTGATTCAAGCTCTCGCACCATTGGTGTCCACCATCATTTCCGCGATCGTCGGCTTTATCAGCTCGACATTGCTGCCGACCATTCAAGCGATGCTGCCTTTCATCCAGGGCATCATCGGCGGCATCACGATGGTGGTCAAGGGCATCGTCAATGTGATTCAGGGTGTCATCAATCTGGTGACCGGCCTTATTAATGGCAATTGGCGGCAGGCTTGGAACGGCTTTAGTCAAATTGTGCATGGTGTTGTGCAAGGCGTGCTCGGCTTTTTGGGTGGCATTGGCAGTGCGATTATCGGCATCTTCGCTGGTGCTGGCACGTGGCTGTGGAACGCAGGCAGTGCGATCATCAATGGTCTGCTCAATGGTCTGAGGGCGGCTTTCGGCAAAGTTAAGAGCTTTGTGAGTGGCATCGGTGACTGGATTGTGAAGCATAAGGGTCCGCTCAGCTACGACAAGGTGATGTTGCGTCCTGCTGGTCAGGCGATCATGCAGGGCTTTGACAAGAGCCTTAAGGCTGGCTGGAAGGACGTGCAGCGCACTGTCAATGGCATGAATGCGCAGATCAATGGCGGGTTTGACGTGGATGCGTCGAAGTCTGGTCGGGCGAATGTCAGCAATGGCGGTGGCGGTGCCACGTATGTCACGCAGACGTTCAATTATCCCGCGATCGCTCCGACGAGCATTAGCACGCAGCAGAAATTGCAGACGGCGGCGATGCCGCAATGGTGACACACAAGTGAAAAGGGTGGTGCAATGATTCTCACGGATTATCTCATCAATGGTCAGCAGCTGACTGATGAGCGTTCGAGTCTGATCGTCGGCACCACCCATTTCACGAGCATCAGCCCGCGTATTGATTCCGTGACCGTGAACGGCCGGAACGGCGTCATGCTTCCGGCTGGGCCGGTGGCTTTCGACGCGCCGGAAATCACGCTGAAATTCATCACGAATGGCAGTGATGCGGATACTTTGATGCATCGCTTTTATCGGCTCTGCCGCCTCGCGACCGAGTTGACTCGTGTGGAGCGTGACGTGTCCACCGGTTTGGTGCGGAGCATGACCGCAAGTGCTGTGTGCACGTCATGTCAGCCGGACGGTGACGAGATTCCGTGGGATGACCACAGGGCAGCGACCGCCGTGTTCCAACTGCCTGACGTGTTTTGGTGTGGCGTGCAGTGGCAGGAGGTGACGTTGGCCGCGTCGGGCGGCAGGCTGCTGCCGGGCGGGGTCTCCAAGCCGAGTAGCAAGGGGTATTGGACGCGCTGGCAGGGATTGCCTAACGCCAGTCCTTCCGAGCTTTTCGACATCATGCCGGACGGCTGGCTTTCCAACGCGCCACTCACCACGCTGGTCTTGCGTTTCGGTGCTGTCACTGGTGTGACCATTTCAGATCCGGTGAGTGGCACGAATCTCATGTGGGGCGGCAAACGTGACGCCTCACGACCTTATCTCTTTATCGATGTGGCCAATCGCAAGGCGTGGACGGCGGCCAATGCCGACGCATGGTCTGGCGGCACGGATGCGTCGAATGGCATCGACTGGACTACGGAGCCACTGCAAGTGTGGCCCGCGATCGATTCTGGCGATTATCGCCTCGCAATCAAACAGACCGGCAGCGCCGACAAGGTGACCTGCCGGTTTTTGCAATCTTGGGAGTAGTTAATCATGGGCAAGTCTTTGCATGCTCGTCTCGTGGCATACCGGCCGTTCGGTGCAAGAATCGGCGTATTGGCGGAGCCGGTGAGCTTCAGCGCCTCGATGCTCCACAATGATGACGGAGCCATCAGCATCGAATACTCCATGCTTTCCGGCGACGCGCAGGCGTTCGACCGAGAGCTTACGGACGGCCTCGAAGTGGCCGTGGAGGTATCGGACGGCAACGGCTTCAAGGAGCCAGATAATGCGCGATTTGTGATTACCGGGCGCTCTGGCAAGACCGATGATCGCACCAAGACCATCACCTACAGCGGCCAGTCTATAAGCTGGCTCCTGTCCAAGGCCGAAAACAACGATTCGTCGCACCTCATCACTGACGGGGACAACAAGGGCAAGCGCCCCTTCTACAGCTCCAATCCGGGCACGATTCTCAAGACCCTGCTTGACGAAAACCGGGCGCGTGGTGGCGTGGCCACTGGTCTGACCTTGGGCTTCGGCACCGCCAAGGACGCAGGCGGCGCGGCATGGGCGAAAAAGTACACGCTCTATTATTCTCTTGGCACGGATCTGCAGACCATCCTGAGTGCTCTCGTCAATGGTGGCGGCTGCGACTGGCGCACCAGCGGCCGCACCTTGAAAATGTGGAATGCGGACAGCACCGCCTTGAGCCGTGATTTGAGCAAGAGTGTCGTGCTCCAGCTCGCGCGTGACATCAGCGAAGCCCCATTCGAGGAATCCATCGCGGATTTGGCCAGCACCATCCTTGTCGAAGGTGACAATAACCTGCTCTTCCGCATGGACAATCCGGCTGCACCGACACCGTGGGGCAAGTGGGAGTCCTACAGCTCGCAGGGCGGCGTGTCAGATAAGGACACTGCCCAGGCCTTTATGCAGTCCACGCTTGACGATGCGGCTCGTGTGCGCGGCCAGTACACGCGCGACCTCATCACATCCGGCGTAGATAATCTTCCGCTCATCGACTTCCACGCCGGTGACTGGATTACCGCCCCCACCATCTCGCACGGGGAGAAGGTGCGCGTGCAGGAAATCGACCTGAGCATGCGCCAGAATGAGGGACTATCCTGCTCAATCGCTCTGAATGATATCAAGTATGATGCCTCGGTCAGGCAGGCGAAGAAGATAAAGGGCATTACCGGTGGCGCGGCATTGGCTGGCAGTGAGAGCGGCACCACTGTCTCCACTGACCATGATCATCGCGTGCCTAAAGCGCCGCTCGGCCTTGTGGTGCAGACCGACGCCTACATTGGCTCGGACGGTTTCGCGCATGGTCTGGCCACAGCCTCGTGGAGCGCGGTCACGCAGGCCACGAACGACACCGCCATTGAAATCAGCAGCTACGCCGTCGAGTGGCGCAAGCATATGGATGGCGCGCCATGGCATTCGGCCGGCACGACCGACAAGCTCCAGCTCGGCTTCGGCGGCCTTGACTGTGGCGCACAAATTGAGGTGCGCGTCAGGGCCGTGCCGACATATTCTGACAAGCCTGGCGAGTGGTCTGAGACTGTCGTGGCTACCGTCGAATCCGACGTGACCCCGTGCTCCGTGCCGTCGAAGCCGGTATTGTCCTCCGAGCTGGGCGTGGTGACCATCCACTGGGACGGAAAGACCAGCACTGGCGCGTCGATGGAGCCGGACTTCGATCATATCGAGGTCGGCGAGGGCATCAATGCGGCTGGAATGCAGGTCATCAGCGCTACCCAGTCGGGGCAGGGCGATTACGTCATCACCGGCCTGACGGCTGGCTCACAGCACTCTTATGCGTTGCGGTCCGTGGACCATGCGGGCAATAAGTCTGACTGGTCTGCGATTGCCACTGTGACCGTGGCTTCCGCCGTCTCGCCTGATGAGGTCAAGCAGATTCAAAAGGATTTGGCTGACAATCAGACGGCTTTGAAGGACAATGCGGCGAAGCTGTCCCAGGCGCAGAAGGACATCCAAGCCAACAAGACGAATCTCGACGCGGCGAATCAGACGCTCGCTCAAGCCAAGACCGACCTGACGCAGGCCCGGAAGGATATCGCGCAGACCAAGAGCGACCTGACCACCGCGAATGGCGAGATCAGCAAGGCGAAGGAGTCGGCCGCTCAAGCGTATGCCGAAGCCCACTCGAAGAATCACACTTTCCGTGGGCCGGACGAGCCGAAGGACAATCTGATCGTCGGCGACCTGTGGCTCAAGACGCAGAAATATTGGACGAGGTGGAAAGGCGAGAAAAACAACTCACCGAGCCTCTTGGCCGACTTCTACACCTACTGGCAGGGCGAAGCCAATAATTCTCCTTCCGTGCTTGTGCCCTTGTCCGATCGCGTGATTGAGACGCTTGTCTGGGATGGCACCACGTGGAACCACATGGGCTATGCCGACGTGGAGCGCAATGCCGACGAAATCGCTCAGGCGAAGTCCGACATCGCGGACAATGCGGCTAAGACCACCGACGCGAAGAAGGCCGCTGAGAATGCCGCTGCCGCAGCGAAAAACGCGCAGGGCACGGCTGATACCGCCAATGGTGCGGCCAGGACCGCGCAGGACACCGCCAATGCGGCCAACGCCGCCGCGAAGAGTGCGACCACCACCGCCGGTCAGGCAAAGGACGCGGCCAATGCCGCTCAGACCGCCGCCGAATCTGCGAAGAAGACCGCTGGCAATGCGGAGACACTGGCGAACACCGCCAATGAGTCCGCCAAGTCCGCCAAGTCCGACGCGGCTTCGGCCAAGTCCGACGCTTCCATCGCTAAGACGGATGCGGCCAATGCCAAGACCACCGCTGCCAATGCGTCGAGCGTGGCGACTCAGGCCAAGGCCACCGCCGATAGTGCGGCCCAGTCCGCAACCGATGCGGCCAATGCAGCGCAGAAGGCCAATACCGCTGCCGCTGCCGCCGCTGGCGTGGCGAACGGCAAGGCCGACGTGCTTATCCAGGGCACGGCGCCGGATGCTTCGATGCGTAAGGCTTCGACCTTGTGGATTGACACCACGAATGGCGCGAACACGCCGAAAAGGTGGAATGGCAATTTGTGGGTGGCTGTGACGGATAAGGCCGCTACCGACGCCGCGAACGCCGCCGTCAAGGCCAATACGGCTGCGAAGACCGCGCAGGATACCGCCGACAAGGCTGCGACTGCCGCAGCTAACGCAGCGTCTCAGGCCAATCAAGCCAATGCGGCCGCGAAGAAGGCGCAGACCACTGCTGATGGCAAGAATCTGATTTACCGTGGCCCCGACGAGCCGAATCATGATGGTTTGAAGCCGGGGGACATGTGGTGGAGGACGCAGAAATTCTGGACTCGCTGGAAGGGGGAGAAGAATAATTCTCCGTCCTTGCTGGCCGACTTTTACACCTATTGGCAGGGTGCGCCGAACGCTTCACCAAGCGTCTTGGTGCCGCTCGCTGACCGCGTGGTGGAAGTGTTGACTTGGGATGGTACGCGCTTCGAGCCATTCGACCTCGTGGCGAACAACATCCTCGCTGCTGGGACGGTGGCCGCGAAGCATCTCGCCGCCGATAGCGTGACCGCCGAGAAGGTCAAAGCCAATGCCATCACGGTGGACAAGCTCGCAGCTAACAGCGTGACCACTGAAAAGCTGGTGGCTGACGCGGTGACCGCCGCGAAACTCGCCGCCAACTCGGTGCAGGCTCGGAACATCGTCGCACTGGCCATCACGTCCGACAAGATCGCGGCCAATTCCGTGACCACGGGCAAGCTCAAGGTCACCGAGGACATGACCGTGGCGCTGCTCAACGTCCACAAGATTCAGGCGTCCGACATCGCCGCCAATGCTGTCACGACCGATAAGCTGGCCGCCAACGCGGTTAACGCGGACAAGCTGGCTGCGAATTCGGTCAATGCGTCCAAGATTGTGACTGGTGCCATCACAGCCGACAAGCTGGCGGCAAACAGCGTGACGGCTGTCAAGATCGCGGCTGGCACCATCACGTCCGACAAGGTGGCGGCAGGCCAGTTCAAGGGCTACGTCTTCACGGGCGCCGTCTTCCAGAGCTCCAAGGCCGCGAACACGGGCATGAAGCTCAATAGCACGGCCTTGCAAATGTGGGACAGCAACCACAATCGCACCGTCTATCTTGACGGCGAAGGCAAGTCGAATCTGCTGACCGGCACTTTCCAAACCCGCATCAGCGGGCACATGGTGCGTATCAGTCCGGATTATCAGACCTACATCATCGGCGGCACGGAAACGTTCGTCGGTGATGGCTTGGAATTCCCGGCCTACAACGGGTCCACCGCCTACTTTTCGCATCCGGCCATCGCTTCTGTCATCCAGTCGAATCAGGTCGGCGCGATGAGCGAACTGGACTTGTGGAGCGGACACGTGAGCAAGAACGATCCCGCTGCGTTCATGTCTCTCAGATCGAAGCCGCGCAAGAAAGGCGGTACCGGCAGCGGCGGCGTCACATCCAGAGTGCATGCCGTGGCGAACACGGATTACGACGAGCCGGACGAGAGCAAGAAAAGCAGCGCTTTCCTCCCTCTGGCC